ATACCCACGAAAAAGGGGTTAACGTGGGTTGGCATTTCTGCCTATGCTTTTAAAAGTAAAATTGTTTTAAGTTAGGATTCTTATCTAATATGCTTTCGTACTGTTCTTTCCACCCGTATTGTGCATTTGAGTCCAATCGTTTGTATCTATTATATTTTAAACTTCTTGAATGTTCTGTAGCCCATCCCATATGCAAAATCGGTATTTCTGTTGGTAGCATCCTTTGACTAGAATTAAATGGAAATCTTCCACCATGTAGAGCTTTATTATTCCATTGATATTTTACTTTTGTTGTGTATCGTATCGCCATACACCAATAATGTTTATGTGCTTGCCAATACTCATCATCACGATATTCTCTGTTGTTCCACATATCGTGAAGTTTAAAACCAATGCCATCTACCTCGCTTGATACTGTATTAAATAAATAATCTATAAAAGGTAAATGTTTTTCATTAAAATACTCATCTGCATCTAAACACAATATCCAATCGTCTTCTTCGGCTTGGTCTGTTACTAAATCCCATAATTGTTGTCTTAATATTGATTCATTTTTATCCCATATTCTTTTATTGGTTTGATATACCTCGCATCCATATGACTCACATACTTCCACGGTGTTGTCATTTGAGTTGTCATCCAATATTATAACTTTGTCACATATTTGTACCATCTGTTGTAATACTTTGTCTAAATACCGTTCTGCTTCGTTTCTTACTATCATCATGCCATATATCATGATTGACCACCTACCTCGGCTTTGTCAATCTCCTGTTCTGCATCCGTGAACATTGTTTTTGTATTTCCATTTGTTTTCTGTTCTTCATAACAGGCTTTAAAATGTTCATGATGTATTGGTATCACCGAGCAATGCCCTACATCTATTGAAGTATCTACTAAAAATACTGCTTTTGCTTCCTTCTTGGCTTTCAAACAAAAGGTTAAATCTTCTCCAAGGTTTGGCAATGGAAAGAAATACGGTGTACTTATTTTGTCAAATAGGCTCATACGAATCATACTACAAGCCAATCCTGCACCTGCTATTTCCATCAATCCCCCGTTGTCGTTCCATTCGATTGGGGATTCCAAATAAGGTTTAAAATCTTTCATATTGTATTGAAGTTTTGTGTAGAAACAAGGTTGAAATGGTGGTGTCCTTTTAAATGCCATGCCTGTTATCATATCTATATTATTGTCATTTTCTAAGTGATTAAACATCTTATCTATCATGTCAGATGGTGGTACCATGTCAGAATCAAGCATGACCACATATTCACACCCTTTATTCCTTGCAAATTCTACTATTTTTTCTCTTGCATCGTATACTAAACATGAACCAATTAAATGGTATACGATTTGTGCGTTTTGTGGTGGTTTTAAACTCAATAATGATGTTAATGTCTGCCAATGAAACATACCTGTGTGTGGTATTCCTACGCATATTTTTTTATACTCTTGCATTGTATTTCCCCCTTTTTTACCCCTTTTTAATATTAAAAGGGAGGTTTTACCCTCCCCCTTTTCTTTACTTATTATACATCTTCATACCTTGCGTTGCCTCTGTCGATTGTAACGGCAACTTGTGTAGCTGTAGAAGATGCAACATAACTATATACATATCTATTGTTCAAATCTGTTTCGTCAACTTCTACTTCTAAATACACGTCACTTGCTGAAGTGATAGAACCTGTTGCAACTGCATTAGTTACTAAAGTTCCCGTTGGTGTTGTTGCTGTGTTTTCGTATAATGATAAAGTGATTACTCCTTCGCCCTTTGCGTCGGGTAATCTGTGTGCGTATAATTTAGCAACTGCTCTTTTGTATTGACTCATGTCAACTCCTGCACTACCTGATTTACCAGTAGTAGCAGTAGGAAATATTTGTGTTGATACTGTAGTAGCTTCCATTAATTTATTCATTTTAGTTTATCCTCCTTTATTGGTTTATTTTATCCGATTGCTACAAACGGTGATAATGTTGCTCCACCTCTTCTAGGTGTAATTGCTTGTTTTAACCAAGGTTGACCGTCTACTCTCTTAATCACTCTGTAAGCCATTTGGTCTGATTGGAATTTGTAATGTTGTGAATAATCAGTTCTTAAACCACCTCTGTCACCAATTAGATAATGACCAAAGTCTGCTAAGATAATGTCACCTTTAGTTCCTACTGCAGGACACTTTTCAGTTACTACCAAAGGAATACCGTATAGTGTTCCCATTGCTTTTTCTGCTACACTTGCATTCATTCCAGGATGCCAAATATAGTTATTGTTTTCGTCTTTTAGCTTGTAAATAGAAGGTAGTGTAGATTGGTTTACCAAGAATACTGCTCTGTCCATAGAACCACGGAATCTCGCAATCATGTTGATAACGTCTGCAGTAGATACAGCCGATGTTGTCGCTCTTGATACTGTTACTAGTGAAGGAGCAACTAGGATTCCCAAAGGCTTGTTTACTCCATCGCCGTTGATAAATGCATCATCTTCTTCAAATGCTAATACTTCACCAAACATTTGAGTTAATAAAGTTCCCATATTGGTAATTGCATCTTGCTCCAATTCGTTGGAATCTTCTACATAGCCAGTTAATTTCTTTGGCTCTAAATTTACTCTGTCAAAAGTTGGGTTGCTTTCTGTAATGGCTGTGTTTTCACTTCCCCAAAATGCAGTTGCACCCCCGTAAATTTGACCTGATGCATTGTTGTATACGGATAAAGCAGGGACACGCAATATCGCTGAATTCATGTTTAATACTCTTGCACCGTTATTTCTTACTACTGATGTTTCCAATTCCACCTTTAGAATTTCATTTGAGAATTCATCGGGTACAAGGTATCCACCTGTATCTCCTGAGCCTTCTGCAAGGTCTTTAATTTCCATATTTCTAGATTTTACTTTGCCCATAAATTCGCCAAAACCTTGGAATCTTTTAGCTTGTGCAGGTTGTTTGAATGATGCTTTTTCAAAAGCATTTCCCATCTTTTCAACTAGTCCTGCTAAGTGGGATTCCATTTTGGTTTCTAAATTACCCATAGTTGCATCAAGTTCTTTGTTTCTGTTGTCGATAGCTTCTTTAAGCTCATTGAATTTTTGAACGGATACTTTGCCATCGCCTACGTTTTTGATTTCTGATAAAATTTCATCAATCTTGTTAATCATTGTTGTTTCCTCCTTTTAGTTGTTTAATTGTTTTTAATTTGTTGTAATGCTGTAAGGATAGAGTGGAAGTCCTCCGAGTCTACCTCATTTTCTTTTATTTGTTCTATATGTTTTTCCCTTTCAGGAGTTCCACAAGTGGATTGTTCCGAGTTGTTTTCTTCTAGTAGGGATGTCAATAGCATTATAATATCCTCAATTTTGCCTTTATTGATTTTTGATAACATTCTACCCTCTTTTATTTCATTTAATAACCCATCTAGCCTTTTTACATTGTTTACTGTTGCAAGTTCGTTTGATGCAAATGTAACAGCCGATACTTCCCACAATCTTAATTCTTTTAAATATCTTACGTTGTTTTGTTTATCATACTCGTCTTTTATTGTATCATATCCAATACTTAATTCGTTGATAACACCGTCTTTCATAAGTTCATAACATTTTTTGCCTGTATCTGTACCTATTGATAATTTTGCTTTCATGTATAAGCCTTTTGTATCTTCGTACATCTCAATCGGCTTTCCAATCGGCTCTTTTACATCATGTTGCCACAATATTTTTATTCTGTTCATATTATTTTTGATTGTTCGTGTGAATGCACCTTTTGTGACTATATCCCTTTGACTATCTACATTTCCGAATATAGACCCATAACCTTCAAACATTCCATCGTCCATAGCCTTGATTTTAAAGTCAAAATTCTTAAACTCAATCACGTCTACACCTCCTTGGTTTCTCTAACGTATGTTATTGCACATCTGCAGTTACAAACCTCTCCTGCACTTCCGTTCATGTCGGCAGGGTAAAGCATCTGACTACCACCCACATTAAATCGCTCTGACAATTTTATCGGCTTTACATCTAGCATCGCCATGTGAGTATCTCTTGTTTTTCCATCGAATGTTGGCAACCATTTCTTTAATACCTTTATATCAAAATCTGCTTCGGCTTGTATTGCTCCTGATATAGAACCAAAGTTTGATGCCGATACTGTTTCTGTCCTTGCTATCAATGTTGACCTATTCGGCACAATGTTATCAATGTATAATGCATCAATCTTGCTTGCAATGTCCTCTATGCTGTCGGTCGGCAATGATTCTTCTAATATCTTTTTTATCTCGTTCATTGTAGTTTCATCAATCATTGTCACTTTTTCGGCTGTGATATTTCGAATAAACTCTTGTATATTCTCGTTGTTATAATCGAATACATCTTGTTTTTTTGTTATTTTAAGCTCGTTATATGACTCTGTTCCATAATCTTGAACCATAGCAACATACATCGCTGTCAATATTTCACGTTTGCCCTTCGCTGTTTTATTGACAGCTTTTTGTATGTCCTCCATCGAATATGGAAGTGTAATAGTTTTTTTTACATTCTCGTTTTCTTTCTTGAAATTCTTTTCAAATAATATCTTTATCTTATCTTCATATTTTTGCCGTTGCTTGTCTTTTGTTTCCCATATTTGCCTGTATACTTCTGTTTCAATATCATTTGTTTTTTTTTGAATACTTTTACCTTCCTCTTGTACTGTTGTTGTTTGTGTTGCTGTTTCTGTAAGGATATCTGTATAAAATAAATTATCAGCATCCACTTTGTCATATCCAATAAACTCTCTAGCTTCATTCCTGCTTATTATGTTGTCTTTAAATAGTCCTCTGACTCTTTCTGCCATGCTGTCTATTGATTCGTGTAATACTGATATGCTATCAAGATTATATTCAAGCACTAGATTGTCATTGTATTTGTTAACGAGATTCATATTTAAGCAATCTTTAATATTTTCAAGATATTTTGGTATAATAGTGTTTTGCCAAAAAGCTTTGACTGCTTCGCTATAGTTAGCATAGGTTTGCCCTTCTGGGTCACCTACTACTTGAGAAGGAACACCAAACGCACTACATATCTCTATCCTGTTTAGTTTTCTTTGGTTTAAAAAATCCATGTCCGTTGGACTCATACCAAATGGCACATATGATGCTTTTTCTGCATTCAATATCAAAGGTATTTTAGCATTTTTTGCTCCTGTGTATCTGCTTATCCATTCATCCCTTAATCTTTCTGTCAATTCGGGTGATGGGTTGATAACCGATAAAGCACCTGCAGGTATTGCCGAGTTTTGTAATGTCGATTTATTCCAATTTACTGCTTCATTTTCTGTATCAATCGTCCTTGCTAATGCTCGTACAGGTGACAAGCCATCATACAAACTAGAAGGGTCATTAAATTTACTCCACATGACCAACTCCCTATCGTACATTTTTGCTGGTTGTTCAATATTGTATTGAAATCCTGATATAAAATCTGTCTTGTTTGGTATAGGCTTAACAAAATGTGGGTACAAAGGGAACAATTGAGTAGGCAATGCAGGGTTATTGTACTCTGCAAAAAATTTTCCTTGTAATGCTAAATAAGTTGCCCACAAATCAAAAAAATCCTTACTCGTCATAAAGTTGTTAGCCTTGGTATTTACAATAGTCAATATCGGGTGTTCTTCTATTTCTACCATCTTTTTATTTTGTTTTCTGTATAGAACCCATGGCACCGATGAAACGCAAGAGGATATCATGCTTACACACGAATACACCCACACCAATTTGTTATAAGCTTCTTTGATGTATTGCTCATCACGTTGCGTACTCCAATACGGTTGCCCGTACCCTTGACTAGCTATGTATTGCACATCTTTTTTACTAAATATATTTTTTAGCTTGTCAAACAATCTGTCACCCCCTATGCAAATAATATTGATTCTTTATTGTCCATATCGTTTTGGAATGCATATCTTGTTCCATCAATGATATGGTTGTTTCTATCTTCTAGCCTTGGTATAGTGTTTCCATTTTTATCTGTCATATAGTCTATGTTTTCAAATTCCATGGCTATGTTGGGTGTTCTGTTCGGGTCGATTACTATCGCTTCAAGTTCATCCAACCACTTTTCCCCATATTCTACCGAGCCTTGCCCTTTTTTTGCCCCTATAAAATAACATCCGTATTGTTTCAACTCGTCGATGCTTTTTGGCTCTGCACTATCTGCAATAGTTTGCGTTTTATTATATTCTCTTTGTATTAATATGTCTGCTAGTTCTCTATTGCTCATTTTAACCTGATATATTTCATCAATAGCATATATAGTCCGTCTTGTTTTATCATAATGCCATCTAACAAACGCATTAGGGTCTGTAGCATATCCCCAATCGTTTCCCTGTCTTATGTTGTCAAATGTTTGTATTTCCTCATCCGTTATTTTTCTAAACTGTAAATTGTTAAAAGGTACAATTCCTGAACCTATCGGCATTCCTAAGTAGTCCCAATCGTATAGCCTTTTGTTTACTTGTTTAACGTGTTCTGCTTCAAGTTTAAAAAAGTTGCTTACATATGGATTGTCTAAGTAGGTTGAATGATGCACATATGTATGGTCGGGTATGATAGCCGATTCATATTTTTTGTTTAGCCAACTTTGTTTCCTTTTTGGTGGATTGTAGCTATAAAAAAACTTGTAATACAACCCATCTGGTAAGC